CCACTATCTGTTTGGACGTAAACTCCGTTCTGGAATTTTAAAGTCGCAGTATGTGCGCCACTTGATAGAGCATCGGAGTTATTGCCATCGGTAAAGAGGGCTGCTCCACTATGGCTTTCTGTTATCTTGGCTCGTCTACCGAAAGCGTAAGAAAATTCTGAGTTGGCTTCGTTTGATAGGCCACCTCCTACGAACGAGCGTAATCCACTAGCGATATTCCCTTCTCCTCCAGCAACTATAGAATAACTGCCAAATGTCTTGTTATTCTCTCCTCCTATAATTATGGAAAAGTCTCCACTAGCAGTATTTTGTTCTCCTGCGCCGACAAAAGAATAGTCGGCTAAAACTTTGTTTGCGTTTCCTCCTCCAATAAAAGAGTTGGCTCCAGTAATTAAATTATTTTCTCCACCCCCTATATAATTAGAAGGTGAACCTTCTATAGAATTGTTTAGACCCCCTCCAATCACAGAGTAATTAGATCCAGATATGTCATTGTTATAACCTCCTATACTAGAAGAGTATTCAGATTCGATAATATCGATGTTATATCCGCCTCCGATAAAGGAGAAGTCGCATCCTGAAATATTATTAAGCGCTCCTCCAGCAATAGTATCATAATCTCCACTAATGTGCTGGCCTGATCCTCCAGCAATCATTGATCCTAGTGAAGAAATGGTTTGGCTCCCTACTCCCGCTATTACAGCTTTTGTAGAAGTTTTGATTGAATACCCATCGGGTGTAGCTATTTGTACTCTGGCATTATTTCCTATTACTTCTAATTTAGAGTCTGAATTGGTTGTCCCAATACCAACGTCACCAAAGTATCCCTTCGTACCTGAGAGGTATGGCCCAGTAGATATGATCGACTTCGTTGTAGTATTACCTCGATTAGTAACACTTTGTAAAGTATCTGATTCGGTCCCTGCATCTCCCGTGAGCAAGTAAGGTTTACCTTCTGGACCTGTCAGTCTACCCCCGTCACCTGTGCCTAGAGCGTTCCCGCTAACATTTAAATTACCACCGTTAGCATCATCTCCTTCTAACCCCCCTTGGATAGTAAAGTCTCCAATCAATGATTGGTCTCCTTGGTTATAAAGATTTAAATCTGGGCCTTCGACATTAGGCTCAAGAGTATATGGTCCTATAGTCAACAACTCTGATTCAAACGCGACTTCACTGTCTGCTGCTAATTTAAAAAAGAGAGGAGTGGCTTCTTCTATACCATCGTTAGCAGTAATTCTAATGCGCTGCCCTTCTTGAATTGAATTTAATGGATAATTACTTACTAAATTACCTCTGTTTGTTGTAAAATCACCAGATGTTCCCTTCCATATAGTGAGGTCACCTAAATTAGTAAAGTTCGGACTTTCATTAAAACCTAACGTTAACTCTATAAAACCAGTAGAACCAGATGTGTTTATGGGTTGGTTATTAAAATACTTAATTGCGTCTGCTCTATCAGCGGCAGAGGTTATACTCCCAGTATCTGGTGGAGAATGATTAGTAAGGTTTTCGTTTAAGGAAGTTTCCCCAGAAGATTGGACTATTACTTTATCAAAAGTCGCTGTATTAGCGTAAAGGTAGAACTCTCCAGTGGATATTCCTCCGTCCGCATTTACAATCTCATTTCTTATTCCGAAGTTCCTATTGTAAGAGCCAAAAACATCTATATTTTGAGATCGGGAGAAAGTGAAGGTGGAATCTCCATTTGTCCTGTAGCTAGGAAATGCCACATTAGAATCAGAATCTAAAATACTGATAATTTGCTTTTCTACAAAAGGGTCAGCAGCTATTTGAGACGCAGAAGTGAGTAGTTCTCCATTTCTGTTTAAGATATTAAACTGTAAAGATACATCAGCCCCGTCTTTATAGACTCCGCTACCTGTTGTTATTTTTGTTAAATCGTCAAGATCAGGGGTAAATGAAGTTTCAAATTCATAAATGCTGCGAGTAGTAAAACCGCCTTCGTAGTATCCACTTGTAGTAATATCTCCAGCGGAAGTTCCAATACCTATTTTTGTTGGTAATGATTTAGTCCCTCCTATATAAGTAGCGTAAAAAGCTGCACCATATTCTTGGCCTTTTTTAGTGTAATAAACAGAACTAGTTCCTACACCAACATATGGGCTATCTTCTGATCTTAAATCTCCTATAGGGGTAGAGCCGCCAATGACAGTAGATACACCAGTATAAATATGCGTGTAAGTCGCTCCTATAGATACAGGCAAAGGACTAGATCCTTCTGTAATTGCGCTTACAAAATGAACATCAGTCCAACCACTAGCAGTCGCGGCGGAATTTAAATATCCTCCTGCCCCTGTAGCTCCAGTCGCAAATTCCCTTGCTTCTTTTGCATATGCAAAGGCTGCGCCAATTTTGGGGGTCTTTAATACTGTGTAGCCTGTGTAGTCCATTATAGAATTGTAATGTTATTTAAAAACGATTTAGAGTAAACGAGCGATTCTTCATAAAGGACAAATATCCCAGTGTTTATATATGGAGAATTATAGTATGCATCCCCGCCATTTCTTCCCATATTCCCTAATGCATTTACACCTAAATTAAAGACTCCCACTTGATTTAATCCAGAAATACTTATGCCAGTAGTCGCAGTTTCGGTATCAAATACTTGACCATTTGGTAAAGTTAACCTCACTCCATAACCAGTGCTGTCAGTTACCGCAGTCCAATTTCCAGTTATGTTAAAGGTCTGATCTGCGGCGTTAGGTATCCCAGTTGTCACATCGCCTACAAACGTAGGTGGATCTAGAGTCTGATACGTCACTCCATTGATTGTCTGAGCAACTTGATAACTATAAGTATTAGCTTTGTTTTCTATACTAATATTTTTGTCAATCAAATTAAATTTACCAGTGTCGTATTTTGTGGCAGTCACAAGATACTCATTGGGGTTCTCTTCTTTCATAGAGATAACTTTATAAAAGAAAGGGCTAGCGTCTTTAATTTGGAATTTAGCAGCACTACCTAATTTAACTAATGGCAATATCTCTGGCCTATCGAAGCCTGAGAGTAGACATCCATAGTCTAGGTTGGTCACTATACCAGTGAGAGCGATTTCTGTTATTTGTGTGGGAGACACATTAGATAGCTCTGAATTAGTTATACCCCTGCTATAGTTTTGGAAACTAGCTAAATCAAAACCAGAAAATACGACAGAGGCTCCTCTTTTATCACCAGCAGCGGCGTTCATATCTAGCACTGCTATTTCTCCTGTATTAAATGATAGGAGACTTTGAGCGCCCGTTTCTTTGGCAATAAAATCGCCAGAATCTAAAGCTATAGCATTTCCAGAACCTAGAATCCAACCAGTTACACCTGTTTCGAAATATACGTTTGTACCAGAGATCCCCGTATAAGAAGCGTAATCAACATATCTAGTATCTCCTGAGACGAGTCCGCTGAGTTCATACCCCTCAGTGTAACCTGAGAAACTATAATCTCCAGTGAAACGATGCCAAGAGTCAGTGGCTAGACCTGTTATAGTAAAGCTGTCATATCTTTGCCTAATTTGATTAGCTGCAGTATTTAATTCGTCTATACTATCTACACCTGTAGGATTATAAACAGTGAGAACGCCAGTCGTCATAGCGGAAGAGGAATTATTGCTAAGTCTAATTGTCTCATTTTCTAAATTGACATCTAAAACCTTTCCAAAATTAGTTATATTTGTTTTTAATTCGTCTTCTATTATAACCAGATCTCCAGGTTTACACAAGAGAGTCTCTAAACCTGCAGTGAAAGCTACTTGCTGGTTTTCTTTTATTTTAGAAAAAATTTGATGTTTAGCGGCTCTACGAGCCATAGCTCTAGAGGTTATTCCTATACCATCTATGCGCTTCTTAAAGATTCCGCGTTCTTTTATGTCTTCTTCGTCTTCAATAACTTCTATTTTGGGTTCATAGTTATTAAATCTATCTTTATACCCTATCTCTATAGTATTAAATTGTTCGTCTCTTCTATTATTAGAATAGTAAAACAAACCATCTTTAACGCTTTCGTTAGTAAATAAATTAATTGCGTTTCTAGGTCTATCATCTACAAAGTTAATCTCAGAATTACTAAAGAAAGTCCTTCCTCTGAAGAGGGCGGCGATAGTGTTTATAGCGTCAAATATTTTCTGTCCTTGATCAAAGATTATATTACAAGAAAAACGGGGTTCTTTTCCTCCTCTACCGTCTGTGACTCCTAAGAAATAACCTTCGTTATCTACATTGTCACAAAATCTACCTATTTTATATAGTTGCCATTTATTAATTTGATTAATATTAATATGCGAACCCATACCATATCTGACATTAGTCAATAGATCATACAATATCCATGCAGGATTATCTGTCCATTGTAGGCTGGTATGGAATGAGCCATCCCAATCTCCTTTATAAATTAATTTATTTTTTTGGCTAGCATTATCGAATTCCGCTTCGGTATCATAATATCTTTTATCTATACCTTTATCAGTGGGGAAATAATTACTGGGGATTTTTACTTTTTTAAGTTTGCAATCATAAGTTCTTTTGGGGATGCTTCCAAAAGATCTAGAATCTAATTTAGTTCCTACTATAGCAGAGAATGGGTAGGGTAAATTAACATTTATAATTTCTGTGACTTTATTAACCGAGACGATTTTATCCAACATAACAGAATTACTTTCATAAGAGAGTTTTGTTATTTTTATATACCTGTTTTGTGTCTGCGTTTTGTTGATAACGCCAGCTTGTATAGCTTGTTCTCCACTTTCTGTAAGAGAGTCATTTTTTTGAGTCTCATTAGGAGGCAACTCGAAAGGTCGAGAAAGATAATTTAAATTATCATCTGCTCCATTTAACTCGACGACAAACTCTCTACCGCTAGCCCCTTTATAATCGGGGTTGCCAATGTCGATTAAAGTACCTCCTTCTATTAAAGCTACTATTCTAAAGTTATATTGTTTATGTGGTATTTCCCCTTCAGAGCCATCCCTACCAGTTTCTACCCTTATGTTTAATACGGTAGGGAAACTAGTGCCTATACTCAAATCTTTATCATCGATTGACCTACCGTCTCTTACGTTTTTGACCTCTTTAATAAGAGTATCTTTTAGAGAAGAAACGTCTAAAGTTATAAAAGCTTCTTCTACATTAGGGTTATAGACCGTATGTATGACTGAGATAGCTTCTTCATCGAAATTAGCTAGGGAACTTTCTGCCCAAGAAGAATAATTTCTAGACTTATTACTAGCATCTAGTCTTTCATCATCGCTCCCTTCAAAAGGAGGTAAACCATTATCCAATAAAGTATTAAAGTTATTTGCTAATTGCCCGACTACGTTGTCTCTTGACAACATGGAGCTATTAGGCGTTATGCGTTGCGGTGCATTTTCTTGTTCCTCTGAAGTATTCGGGTCTCCTAAAGATTTAGCCGTCCCAAAAGGTCCGAATAACTCCTTGCCATATGGATGATCAATAAAAATCTTTTTAAAATTATTAAAAGGAGATTGATTTTCTTCGCCTTTGCGAATTTCAGCTAAGACGTTACTATAATTAAATTTTAAGCTATTCGTGTGAATAGGATTAATTGTAGGATCTAAAGATAGTGTCGTAGAGTTTGGTCCGTTTCCGATCTTTTTTGTGTATTTAAAAGAATTTAAATCTTTTAATGCCGTTATAATTTCCGAAGGTATTTGGAATGTGTGATTCTTTCCAAATACTACGTTGCCATTGCTCTTATTATCGTAAGCAAAATTATCTGAAGTTTTATTTTCTATAGGAAATTGAAAAATCAAGAACCCGTTCATAACTCCAGTTAAAACTCCATCAGTAGAGACTTCAGGGCAAGTGACATCAGTGACTATCATCCCATTGGCTTGCATGTAGGCTATAAGATTTGCGCCACGGGTAGACCCATGAGGTAAAGTCTGCATCTGCATTAAGTCGTTCCCATCTAGTATTTGTTTGTCTTCTAAATTAGAATTTGAAGAAGTGACCTTACATATAACTACTCCTCCTAACTCCGTATCTAGATGATTAAACAAAAGGTCGTTTACGCTTCCTTCTGTCCACCCTATGCTACTCAAAGCTCTGCTCGCTAGTTCTCTTTGTGATGAGTTACCTCCAACTATATTATTTGTATTATACAAATTTAGAATAAGATTGAGATCTTGGAGTATTAACTTATTAAGTACTTCTGTATTATTAGCGAATATTTTAGAAGATTCTGTGTTACCGTGCCGTATAGATCCACCCCGTCCCGTTATATTAGGTGGTGTAATGATCAATCTGGAAAAAGATAGAACAGGGTTAAAAGCAAATAAGAATTTAGATGCGCTGAGCGTACTATCTCCCCATATTAAGCTGCCGTTTTGGACTGTCCCTTTCGGTTGAGCGTCGTTTCTGTAAGCTGCATTGTTATCATTATATACCGTTTGAAGATCTCCATTGAGATACCAAGGAAATGTTTGCGCTCCATCTAGTCCTCTATATTTAATAAAACCTCTGATAAAAAGAGCATAATTTTCTATCCTTTTCGGTAAGGCTTGCTCCCGATTAAGGAAAGCGAGGCTGTTTACGCTCCTCGTATTCGTCCTTAAAAACATCATTCCGACATCAGGCCATGATTCAGCCTCGAAAATATCTGATCCTCCAGCCGTGCTAGATTTTAAAGATGTTATTTTCCCGCCGCTACTTCTATTGGTGGCCTCTCCTAATTCTTGAAAAAATTCACGACAATACGCGACTCCTTCTCCGCTAGATAATTCTAAATTAAGAGAATTAAAAGTTTCGGTTTCTAGGGGCGTTAGCTGATCAGACTTTGTTTCAGATTGGTTAGTCACAGCCACGGGCGTATTATCTAAATAAATGCCTTGCAATATATTTAAACCATCAACCAGTTCTCCATGAGAGTTGACAATACCTTCGATGGGTCCATCGCTCAATAAATCTAATGTCTCTGCGTAACTGTGAGAGGCTCCATATTGTAGTTCCCCCATAACGGGGGGTTTATAAATAGGGGGCTTAGGTTTACCCCCTTTACCTCCTGCTCCTGCAATACTTAGCTTTTTAAGAATATGTTTCATGATGTTCTATTTCCTATGAAGACTGGGTTACTGCTGTCACCTTGTAATGCTTTTGAGGGGGCTTGATGTTGAGGGAACGATTTTATAGTGGCTTGTATGACTTGAGAGCCGACTATTAAGCGCCCATAACCTATGGGGACTGGCGATCCTTGGTCTGCTAAGTTAGCGGTATTACTAAAAATTAAAGAGCTTTTTGAGGCTTTCGATGATATTTCTAGAGCTTCGTTTTCTGGTTTAGGTGTTAATGCATAAGTAATTGCTGCAAAAATGATGGCATTAGCTACATTAGCAAAAAAACTGCCTGATCCTAAAAATTTAATAATAGCTAGAATCTCAGTGCCGCCACTACCTGTTATAGCTGGAACTAAATCTATCGTGGCTGCGTCCGATATGTTATCCATATCTGGGCCATGAGTAATTCTTCGTTTATTTATTATAAGGTCATAACAAAAACCTTCTCTTTGTAGTTCCACTAATCTTTGCAAAAAACCTCCCCTATTACAATCTATAGCCTCTAAAACATCTTTCGGGTTAGGTAGGCTTAATAAGAATGAGTTTCCAAACTCCCTTGCTAGAATTCCATGTATATTTACTATCGTCATTTTACAGCCTTTATCCTTTCCAGTATATTTACATCTGATTCTATAGTTTCGGGCGTATAAATATTTATTTTTTTTGTGTTAAGGCTATATATCAAAAATGGCTGGCAACAATTGTCTGACATTTTGACATCAAATTCAGATTCTGTTTCATCCCCTACGATATGACTATGGAAAACCGCTATCATAATATAAGAATCTTTAAATAGTAAATAGCTTAGAGGGTTTATTAAGAAATGTGATCGAGGGTCTGTCGCGATATTATCCTCTTTTTGAATTATAAATTCTTTTTTCTCATGATCATAACCTAAAAATCCACAGATTTCCTGTTTAAAATGTTTATGAGACATTTCTTTTATTTTATGTAGGGCCGTAACCTCCCCTTTACATTTGTGTACTTCTTGCATAGCTGAATCCATCGGTCCCAGGAAAACCTCCAAAATTAGGGAATGTCGGCGTTGGGTTTTGAATAAGAGTTAATGGGGCTTCTTTATAATCTTGGAGAATGCCTTTAAATTCTCCACTGCCCGTCAAATGAATATCTCCTGTGTGGATATCTAACATCCCGATAGTACTTGTAGAAGGGATAAATCCAGTTGAAGCATCCCACCAAGCGACTAAGCTGTCCGCTCCGTAAGAAAGTGATCCGATACCACTACCAGTTAGTGTCCCAAAGCGTCCAGTGCATTCATTATAATTTCGCGGTGCGAAATCTAAATTATTAGAAACATTATTTGGACTTGGTATCCTTTTGTAAAGGTAGCTTATCTCTTCATCATTCAAAGGTCTATTCCATAAAGCCCAAGGCCCAAGCGCTCCATTCATTGAGGTCGTGGAGGGGTATGTAGTGGGGGCCTTGTATCCTTTTTTTCCTGGGTAATATTCAACAGCACCTAACATAAAAGTTTGAGGTAAGGCTTTTTCGCTGTTCTGCCCCCAAGTCATAGCTTTTCTTTGTGTTAAGCTAGCAAAATTACCTAGATTTTCATTAATTTTACCCCCCCCTAAAGTCACTGTGCTGGTTGATTGATTTACTCCGTTTACATAAAACTTAATCAATGTGTTTGCGTCTTCTCCTATTCCATTAATAGCGGGATCTCCCGTGCTATTTGTTATTATGTATTGCATCCATTCTCTAGAATCTCCAGCGTTTTGTTCTTCGTGTAGACTTATAGTTCTATAGGCATTTGTATTATGACTTTCGCTATCATCATCTATCTGATAACCCATATAATTAGCTGAGATCTGATTAGTCTTAGTGCCTTTAGTCTTATTCCAATTACGATCAACAGGCGTAACATCAGCATTAACATTCAAAAATTGATTATTAGGCCAGTTTAACCCGTCTCTCGCTGAAGTGCTTAATATTCCTGCTCCTGCTGGGCTAATATCATTGATATTAACCCAACCCATGATGGTGAATTGTCCAGTTAGCTGACCTGTTAATTCTAAGGCGTTAGTATGGAATAGTCCTGTATGAAGTGGTATTAAATTTGAACGACCATTGGGTTGTACTAATTTATCGGCTTCGTCTGAAGCTGTCATGCCAGAAATATGGATAGCGTTAAAACCGCTATTGATATTTTGTCCTTCGACAAATCCTACTAAATCGATCTCATTAAATCTTTTTTTACATGCGGAAAGTTTTTTAGTACACCCATCTCTTTGCCAGAAGCTGGGGTTGTCTTCTGGCAATTGTCCTGAATTATCTTGGACGCAGACGTATGCTGTTTTTAATGGCTCTCCCTGTATATTGGGATCAGGGTTAGCTAAGAAAATGGTAGGACTTTGTGTTATTACTATATTGCCTTTACTATACGGCTTTGACGCAGCCCATATAGAATCTGAGCTATTAAAAAATGAACCTGCGCCACCTACTGGGGTATAATTAGGCGCTACCCCACTTCCACTGAGGTCTTGGAAGTTTTCGCCATCACTTCTCTCTATAGGAAGACCTTGATACCTGCACCCCTCTCCTCTGTATTGCCAATAACAGAATTTAGAAACAACGCTACGAGAATTGACGCTGAACCCCTCAAGATCTAACGGAGAATTAAGTTCGAATTCTACGAACAATCTAGACTCTTGGGTTTTCCTGCCCATCAACCAAGTTTCATCTGTCAATTCTGCTTTAGGGTCAGCTTCACCAAAAGGATTACCCCCCTCGAAGTTTTCATCATCAATAAATTTTACGGATACTCTTTTTCTAACAAAGCTGGCATTTTTAAAATCTTTATGTACCTGAAGGAGTTGGGTAATGATATTATTTTGATTGGCTACACGGATTTTGGGTCTAGCTAATTTGCCATCTCCTAATATATCAAACCCTTCGCTCTCCATAGCTAAAGGCAAATATTTAAAACCTTGCCACTGGATAGATTCAGAATAGACAGCTCCTCCATGAAACCCTAACCATACGGTTGGATTATTAACCCTATCTGGGTAAACTCTAAACAGTTCTAATAATGCGGTCGGCTGTAGGTCTAATAAACTACGTGCTACTTTGTTTTTTCCTTCTTCCGCCATAATGTAATTTACACTTTATTAGTATATAATATTAAAAAGAAGTGAAAATTACACATCTAAAAAACTACAGCGAGGAGTTAAAGCTCGAATTTTATAATTTCTTTTTAAGCTCTAAGCCTTATGATCTAGATCATATACGGTCTCCTCATTTAAGGAGGCAGAAAATAGAGGCTTTATTTGTTGGTTATTGTAGAAATTCTGAGGTGTATATTGTCGAAGAAGACTCTAAACTCAAAGTGGCTGTTTTTATCTTTGATGCTAGGGATTATTTAGATTTAACGTTCATATTTATGATCACAAAAAGTTTTAGCAGTCCTGATTTGATGGCTACTGCGCGAGGTATATTTGATCACGCCATGAAAGAATTAGGTAAAAATTATATCAAAAGCAATATAAGGAGAAAACACAAAAAAAACTCCTTTAAAAAATTCATTGAAAGGTATGATAAAAAAGTCATAATATTTAACGACGAAAATAATACTGTCGTTTGGTGTAATAGAGACATAATGACAATTAAATTCAAAGTTGTGGGGGCAAATAAGACCACTACCCATTTAATGGGTAAAGATCTTCTATTGCGCGGGACAAAAAAAATCAAGCATGGGCTGCTAAGAGAGTTCTCTGACGGAGAGAATACTTACCTTCTAGACGAAAAAGGTATTGATTTTTTATCTAAATCTGTTATTATCCACGGGCATCTATCGGACAATAAAAAAAATGTCGGTAATATTTCTTTAGAATTTATACCAAACGAATGAAAACAAAAACTATTTTTTACAAAGTATATACTCGAAAAGGAGAGTATCATCACGCTTACAGTGCTAAACTCAAAGGGTCTCGCGAATGGGCCATCTCTTGTGCAAGAGTAGTGGATGGCTATGTAACTCAAGTGGCTGATGATTTAGAAAAAACAGAGAAGAAGATATATACCAACGGGGTAGAAGTCTAATGCTACATTTAATTAAATCTCTTTTAAAATCTTTAGAACTATTCTTAATCCTAAAGAATAAACGGTTTTATTATGATTTAGAAAAAGAACATAAGAAAGAAGAATATGAAATTATTAAAGAAATTGAAAATCTCAGGCAAAGCGGCACTAGTAATGACTCTGATTGGGCTGACCTCTTGCGCGAAAGACTCATCTCTGAACGTTCGAGATTTAAATATTTATCAACCTTCCACTCTGAAACTGCAGAAAGGGAAGTCGGTTCTGACTGAAGAAGGTATTTATACACCTAATGCTGATGAGGTCTGGCATTCAGATGCAAGGTTCCGCCGTCTTGAACGGGAAGTCTATTTAGTTAAATAATTAATATTTGAAAAAACGCTATTACAAAGTGGGCTTTTTTTTTATAAAGTGTAATTAGTATAACATGGAGCCAGAGAAGTCTATACTTAAAGAGTTTATAAGTGGTGGCTGGGTTGTCTCTATTATAGGTGCAGTTGCTATGTGCGCTAGATTACTACACGCTAATAAAAACATGTCTTATGTGGAACAATTCAAGAAAATAATAACAGCTGCTATAGCTGCTACTATCGCTTGGTTTGTTCTAGAGCAAACAGATGTTTCATCTTTAACTAAAGCTATTACTTATGGTATCATTGGGGTCATTAGTCCAGAAGTTATTACTGGTATTGTTCGGATCGGGGAAAAATTCGCTAAAAACCCCGATAAATTTATTAAAAAATAATAAAATGGATTTTAAAGGAAAAAGACAAGTGGTTAAAGCCGTCCAAAACTTAATCGGTGTTTCTGATGATGGCCGAGATGGGCCAATTACTTGGAATGCTATACTCGCGGAGCTATCTAAAGAACATGGGCCTGTAGTGGGAGGTGGGATTGCCGCTATAATGGTCTCTATAGCTAGAGGAGAGATAGGGGTCTCAGAAGTAGACGGAACAAATTGCGGTCCTAGAGTGAACGAATACAAAGCTGCTACTTGGTTAGACCCAAAAGAAGCTTGGCCTTGGTGCGCTGCTTTCATTTGTTGGGTAGTCAGAGAAGCTATTGAGCAAAAAGATGTAGAGTGTAAACGCCCTAAAACCGCTTCAGCTTGGGATTTTGAAAACTGGGCTAAACAGCAATCAGGTAAAGGTGTAGAGCTTCGTAAGCCAACTAATGAGGATATAAAAGCGGGAGATATTGTGGTGTTTGAGTTCTCTCATATTGGTTTGGCCGTCGAAGACGTAGACGCTAAAGGGTATGTCAAGACTGTAGAGGGTAACACAAATGGGGGAGGAAGCAGAGAAGGAGGCTCTGTTTTAGAGAAAAGTAGGCATGTTTCTAAGATAAGGAGCAGAATCAGGATTTTTTAGTGGACATAAAATAGGACAAGGGTAAGATCGGTTAATGTCTGAAGTAAAAATCAAAGTAGACCCTAACGATATTTTCGTTTATGTAGTAGGCAACTCTATGTTCGAGCCTATAGAAAAGTGCATAGACTTTACGAGATACGAGGTTTATGATTCTTTTATTCTTGATCTTAAAACACAAGATTATTTAAATCAAGGAGAGCAATATCAAAAATTCTATACAGAGGTGGCTAAATTAAAAAAGATGGCTAAAGAGATGTCTCAAAAAGAAATCCAAAGTCTTTGCGCTGAAATAGCTGAGATTGCTCCTGAATACGTAGAAATATAATCATGTCGAGCGCGAGTAAGGGGAAGGGTGCGGTTAAAACGGTGGAATGGTGGAAACATTTGAGACCCTTCGGGAAGCGCCGACAGAATAAAAGAGTCCGTAAAGATGGGGAAAATCAGATAAAGAATGAAGAATTATAGGCAGGTCCATATAATCGCAGAAGATAAGGGCTTCACATACGGACCTATCCCAAATACTCCAGAGTTCCACGATGAAAAAGAAGCTTTGGATTATTGGGTCTACAACCAAAATAAAATTAAGGAAGCTAATTTTTATAATAACCCTATCGTAATAATTAGAAAAGAAGTGCATAATGTGCTTGTCAAACAATTTTAAGCTGCTAACTTCAAGGAGTTATGAAAAATATATTCAAAATAACAACCTTAGTCTTATTCGCCTCAATCTTAGGTCTAGCAGCATGGCATGATCGCAATCCAATTATTGAAACAGTAGAGATTGTAAGGGTGGTTCCTCCAGAAAAGCTAGAGGCTCATGTCTCTTTGACTAAGTGGCAGCTTGATAAGATGCTTAGCGAGTATGAGGAGGACGCTCATGCATCTGATATGTTGAAATTCAAGACTCTTGTTAAGAGAGACGGCGTTGAATGGAGAATCTCCTCTACCCATTTAGTTAAGGACTCTGATCCATTCTTAACGCCCCAAGGAAGGTTCTTTGTGGTCAATCCTTCATCTATAGATTACACTGGCGACTTTAAATCTTGTGTCGAGTATGCAGATAGCTATAAAAAGTTCCACGATTACATCGTGATCAGTGCGGAATGAATTGTAGATATAATAGCAGAATCATTGGCAATAATGGCTACAGAGAATTGATGATAGTAGTCTTGAATGAGCAGGATAATCTTATTGATTCCTGTTGCCATAAGTTAGACTCTCCAGAAATTCACGACCTAACAAGTGGAGAGATCGGAGCGCATAAGTTTGGCATTAAAGGCTGGGAATTAGATCCTGCTGATCAATACCAAGGTTACGCAACAAAACAAATTGCTTCACAATCACACAAAACAGTGTAAATAGTTATATGGAATTGATTATTCAAATTATTCAAGATAACCCTTGGTTTGGCGTTCTTACGGCTGCTATAGCTTTAGCTTCAGCCATTACCGCCGTGACCCCGACTCCGCAGTCAGGCACTTTAGCTAAAATCTACCGACTGGTAGATTGGGCTGCTTTAAATATCGGTAAAGCCAAGCAGAAATAGTCTAGTTCTCTAGATAGACCTCCTACCTATCATGGGTAGGGGGTTTTTTTATTTTTTTCTTGCAATTTTTAATTAGTTTTATAATATATGTATAGATGATTTCAAATAAAGCTAAAGGTCTTTCAGGTTCTAGTCATGTCGCGCATACTAAAAAGCTTATGTGCGAATCTACGCAGCGTTATCACCACTCATGTTTATCAGCGGGACTTACCATAAAGAAGACAGGTAAAATGCAAGATATTGGCCATGTCGATTTTATCGTCGATGGAGAGACCGTGGATCTAAAAGGAATAAAGAATTCTATGCGGGAAGGTAGAGTCCTGCTAGAATTCACCAATGTAAATGGTAAGACTGGATGGTGTAACGAGAAAGGCACTCCTGTTTGGATAGCTTTTGATGTCGGGGCTTTCTTCCTTCATGTCAAAAACATCGATCTTTTTAACTTAGCTAAAGAAAAATGCGATTTAAAAGATAGAGTTACAAAAGTAAGCGACTGCTTATACAAGGGTTATCAGCGCAATGGCAGGAAAGACTGGATGTCAATGGTTCTTCTCTCAGATGTCTTATCGCAGTGCAACCATTGGTTTTTGCCTTATCAAGAATACGACCTTCCTATTGAAAAGGTTCAAGGGTAATTGCGGAAATCACCTGTGCCTATATAACTCAGCCCGTCATTGTAAGGTTCAATAAATAGTCCAGTTGTTACAGGAGAAGATCCAGTCCAGCCTTCGTATCTGTCATTAATATTCTTGTTATATTCCCTAATTAAGTGTTGAGAGTCCCATTCTTTGTTAGCTTGGCCACTCAAGAGGTACATGCCTGTGACTTCAGCTCTAAAGTCCGCCCAGTCTCCTGATGATACTGATGCGTTGGAGTGTATTTCACTTAATAATTGTTGAGGCATACTTAAATTTACACTTTTTTTATTAATCTTGAAAAAATCTCTTGACCATAGCTAAGTACCGTCTAGGATTAGCTCCAAGCTCTTATGGACATTCATTGCTATCGCCTGGGTAACGCCACATTATCCCTTTGCGCTTTTATAAAATTATGAGAATTACGCTATTGAAAATTGAATGTTTATTTTTCAGCGCCTTGTTTGGTCTGACGTTTGGTGTTGTGCTAGCCGTGGTTAGCTGCGTGAGCGTTTTTGTAAAAGTCCTTGTAGCTTTTCCAATTCAGTTGTATCACATAAGAATGCAAGATCGTATGCGGAAGCAATTGGAGGCGTTAAACGCGGAGCCAGATGATATTTGGGATAGACATATCCAGAGAATGGAAAAAAATAAAACAGAAATAAACAATGAAGAACTTTGAAACATTAGTAGAGAAAGTGGTAGTTTGGGCAGATGAGCGTGGCATCTTTGATGCTGCTGATCCTTTGGCCCAGTTGGATAAAACTCAGGAGGAGTTGGATGAAACAATAGAGGCGGTTAAGCAATCGGGATTTGACAACCCAGAGAAATATTGGTTAGAAAAGCCAGAAGTGGTTGATGGTATAGGAGATATGTTGGTGACGATTATCATTGCGGCTAAGATGATGGGATTAGATCCTACTTATTGTTTAAATGTGGCATATGACGAGATCAAAGATCGGACGGGTAAGATGGTGGGCGGTAAATTCATAAAAGACCAATAAAGATGAATACAAAACAATTATTAAAATTGCATGAGGATACGTGCAAATCGTGTCGAGCAATAATGGAACAAAAAAACAGTGATTATACTGGCGGCAAATCATCTACAGACCCTTTCGCCAATTTCAATGCTTCATCTATCCTCGATATTCACCCCGTTCAAGGGCTATTATTGCGGGTGATAGACAAGATCCAGCGAATCCGTAGCTTTACTAACGACAAAGAACTAAAGGTTAGTAATGAATCAGTAGAAGATGCATGTGATGACATCGTTAACTACGCTATTTTAGCTAAGGCTATGCTGATGGAAGAAAGATCCCAGATCGAACGTAAGAAAACTAAATAAATGATTGTAAATCTAGATCCAGACGAAGTTTTAATATGCGAACAATTAGGTAGGATGAGGTCGATCATCGCCCGAAGCTCTGGCGTTAAAGATGCGAAGGTCGGTAATCATGACGGTAGTGAAGCTGATGTCATGGGTATGAAGGCTGAGTATGCATTTGCTAAACAATTTAATACTTTCCCCGACTTAGGGTTAACTCCTCGTAGCGGAAGCGCAGATGGTAAGTTGAAAGGTTATGCCTACGATATAAAATCTACAACTTACAAAAATGGTAGACTTTTAGCTACAAAAAAATTCAATGCTGACGTTGATATGTATGTCCTATGCATAGTTAACAACTCTGAAGTAGATATAAAAGGTTATGCAATGAAGAGCGAGTTGGTCCAGACCTCTAATCTCAAGGATCTTGGCCATGGGGAAGGGTATTGCTTAGACCAAAGCGAATTAAAAAGTTTCAAATAAACGTCGAAAGACCCAGATCGAACAAAATAGAAACAAATAATGAAACCCCCGCCACCATCTGTTAGACCATCGATACAATTCATAGCCGCGATTACTTCTGGTGTCGCTGGATTCTATGTGTTGAAATTCCTTTTCGAACTATTTACTTAAATAAAGAAATGAAACAAAAACCCGAATTCGATTTCGATATCGACCCTGAGCAAAGAGAAAGATTAACGGAACTCTTTGGCTCGCCAGACAATAAACAGTGGGCTGATTTTACAGCTAAGCCAGAGAAGGAGTCTCTATTTTCTAGATTAAAAAAGAGATTCAAAAAGAAAAAACAGGATGAACGCTGAAGAAAAGCTTTTTTTAATTAAAAAAGCGGCAGAAACAATCCGCCAGATCGACATAGATAGAAATCGCGAGAAGATGAGAGTCTACACCGACATTAAAAAACAATTAAATGTCGAGGTAAAATCTCCATCCAAAGTCATCTTGATAGAGACGTATTTGTGGGAGTATGTCATGCTTGGTTTAAGATCTTACGAATATAGTATCGAGAAAATATTGAAAGAAGATCTTGACAGTAACGATTAATTGATGTAGGATTCTTGCGGATATGAATATATTTGTTACAGATAAAGACCCATACCAAGCAGCGAAAAACCTTTGCGATAAGCATGTTTCTAAGATGGTGGTAGAAACTGCTCAAATGTTAGCTAATTGTTTCTCCCTTGAGGTCTTGGCTGGCTGCGATTGCCCAAGGACTCAAAAAGGCAATTCTCGCAAACACTCCTACGCCAAACACCCATGCACTATCTGGGCGATGAAGAACAAATCTAACATGATGTGGCTAATTCGTCATGGTATGTCTATGGCTAAAGAGAAAAAGTTCCGCACTGAGAAGGAGCATTTTTCTGAGAGGTTTATTCTGTGGTGTATGTCGAATACGCATCGATCTACTGTCGTAGCTGGGTCTCTTACGGAATTTGCCGTGGCTATTAACGAAAATCAAAAATGCAGGACGCACCCTAACTTTGAAAATCTTTCTGTTGTAGAAAAATATAGGGAGTATTATAACTACGATAAGTCTTACTTCGCTAAGTGGACGAAAAGAGATGCCCCGAATTGGTATTCTCCAATGTAAAAAATCTGATCATCAAGATAACACAATGAAAATAGGGGTTTTAATGTGGTATGACAGCGATATAGAGTCTTATGGAGATAACTGTTATAAGATAAATAAAGTTTATTGCAAAAAGCACGGTTATGATTTAATCAAATCATCAGAAAGAGTTTATGGATCTACCTTACCTTTTAGAAAACCTCACTGGGAGAGATACCCCCTTATACTTAAACACATAAAAGACTATGATTACGTCATTTGGATCGACGCTGATGCATTCTTTTATAATATATCTCCCCCGATAATTGATTTAATTAATAAATATAAAAAAGAAATTTTATTTAGCGAAGATGATAACCCTTTAAACCCTCCAGCAGTAAATTCAGGAGTTTTAATCCTTAAAAATACAGAACGAGTCATAAATATAATAGAAAAGTGGGCTTATTCAGAGGAATTAAAAGATAAGTATTGCGGCCATAAATTAGTAGATGGTTATCTATGTCCAAGAATGAATTGGGTAGAAGATCAAGCTATTGTCAGGGGGTTTGTTAAAGATAATGTTGATAATATAAACGAAATATCAAAACTTATGCCCTATCTAGAGCTACAGCACTATAATGTGTCAGAAAGGAATTTTTTTGCCAGACTTAAAAAGACTCCATATATTTTTCATTTAGCTGGTGAGCATAAATTTAGACTAAAAGAATCAAAAGGATATCTTGATAAACTCCGTAGTGTAGGACATAATATATAGATCTCTAAGCAATGTGAGGGAGTTTCCTCTTGACTTGGTGTCTTTTTTAAACAAAAATAAAAACATGGATAAAGAACAACAGTGCAAAATAGAAATCGAAGAGATCAATGTGCTTATGCGCCCAATGCTCGCAGAGCTAAAGAAGCTGCGAGATATTAAAAGACCTATTACAGAGAAGCTAAGAACTCTCTCTCGACAACGGGAGAAGGACGTTAGAGATGAACGAAAGAAATTAAAAGCAGAGCAATCTATTAAAATAATTCATTTGGTTGTCGGCGGGATGTCGCTCTGCGAAGCCAAGGAATCACTTGGTCTTAGTAAATATGTTGTAAGAGACTTGCAAGGTGCTTGGTTTAAGATACAATATGGTGTTGAATCGACTAATCACTTTAGTTGCCCAACTTGGCAAATAACCAAAGACATAAAAGAGCAAGGCATGGAGGCGGCTCTTCAACAGCACAAACCAACATTAGAATTAGGATGATTTGGTTACGGAGTCGATGTTCTAACAAAACTTAAATGAAGAAAAGAAAAAGAGAATTCCGAAGCTCATCGACATGCTTCGGAGCTATGGACACAGAACCTCTTATAAGAGGAGCCAAGTTATCTTTATTGATTGCGGTAGTGCCAGTCGCACTTATTTACTTGAGCATCAGAACTTTCCGTTCGAAAAGAAATCGTAGAAATATTAAAAATAATTCTTGACTTGTTCAAGGACATAGTGAATTCTACGAATAGAACGTTCTCAATAGTCGAGGGCTAACCAAAAAAACTAATGAACAAAATATTAAAAATATCATTCGCCCTTTTAATTATCAGCCTCCTATTTAAATTCGGGGTAAAGATGTATGTGAATAGAGGGGCCGATTACCCCGAAGGTCCGACTGTAAACGGCGAAGAGTTGTTCGTTGATATCAAGACGAATACCTTCTACAGCGCCCCTGATATTATAAAAAACAATTTATTTTCTGGCACTTCTATCCGATATCATATCAATGGAGAAATTTCAGCTAAAGCAGGGATTTATGAAGGTAAACTTCATGGCCCTTTCGATAGCTGGTATGAGAATGGTGAGAAGCAAATATCTCTCATTTGGATAAATGGTGAGAAGTTCCGTAGGTTTAGAGCTTACCGCTCTAATGGAGACAGAATCGAAGGAGATGGTAAGGAGTTAGGGCGTAAAGTATTCTCTGGTGAAATGGTGTTAGATTAGAAATACGCTTATGAAAATTAAAAAGATTTTAAAATTTAAAATATTTCACCCGACACAATGGGCTGTGCGTGAGAAATCTACTTTTCGACCTGAAATTCTTAACCCTCCCACATGGAGAGAGAAGCAGATAAACAATGCAAAGATAGATAGAGAGTATGAAAGCCTTGTGAAGGCCGAAGGGCCAGTAGAAAATGTGTCTTGGGTAGACAAATACAATAATGATTTTAAAACAAACAATTAAAAAAATGAAACAAAATACATATTCATCATTAGCAGAAACTTTAAGTTCTGAATGGGACGGGCGATTTATTAGAGGCATGAGTAAGGCCGTCAATGGAGGAGTCTATACAATTCAAGATCATAAGACTGCGACTTACCTTCGAAACCCCTCGCTATGGTGTGCGGACGTAGTTAGTGAGTTGACTGCTATAAGCCCTTGGAACTCTGAACATAAAAATAGAGTAGGAGGAACGTTAATCACCAAAAGACATATTATAACGTCTGCTCATGCAGCTTTATCTATATCTTCTGTCCCTCTAATCGTTAGATTTGTAGATGCCGATAGTAATGTCCACACTAGAACAATTATTGGATCTAAGACATCTGACGATTGG